GCTGGAGTAGAGAACGCTCCACCCTCTGCCCAGTAGGTAATCTCTGTGAAGTTCTGTGTATTGGTAGTATCGGTGAAACCGTTTCCAAAGATAATGTCGGATGCGTAGATTTGATTGAATTTGTCGGATACGAACACGCGCCCGAATGCATACTCCATGATCGTTCCAATCGGCATCTGGCCTTTAGCTGGATATAGCCTATACGCTGGCATCGCTACCGTCCCAGTTCCAGTTGCTGGGCCAGTTGCCGTGAACTTAACGCCAACCGTATTCGATGGTGCGCCAATTAGCGTGTAGTCGGTTGTGCCTACAGTGACGATCTCGCAGTAGGTATTAGCTGTGATTAGTGTGGCCGATACCGCGCCTACAACCCCACCCCATGCTATTGCGTATTGGTAGCCATTCTGGATGTAGACCCGATCTTCAGCTTGCACGAACCATGTGTGCATGAGTGAAGCGTCATTCCAGTCAGTCAGTCCCGGCAAGATGTATGCCGTTGCGTAGTTATTGATGATATGCAGGAAGTATATCTTCCCAGATACAGAGAGTAGCAACCCATCTCCCAATGCCGCCTCATTCACCTTGCGGTATGGATATGCCCCTTGGAAGTTTCCAGTTTCAATATCGTTAACGATAGTCGCTGGCTGTCCTTCGCCTGCAACTATTCGGAGATTCCGAATACTTGGTCTAGTCTGGTTAATTCCGCCGCGAAAGGTGCGGTTGACCGATTCGGCTACATAGAACTCTGGAAGATACGATGGATGAGTATCAGCGTCTTGCGCTACGATACTTGTGAATCCATCGAATACTGATCCCTCTGTTGGCATTAGGCATTAACGCTTTTAAGGACAATGAAACGCAATGTCAATGCCTCAGACAAATTGCCAGCGGTGATGTTTCGGATTGTGATATTCGCATTACCAGCAGCGGGAGCTACGGCGAAATTATAGGAGCCGAGTGTTCCGCCAGAGATATGGCTGACTACCACGATGTCAGTTGCCTCGATAACCGAATTGCTCAAGTTGAATGTGACAGCAGTAGCGGTATTCAGCGCAGCATTATCGGTAACGATAATTCCAGTTGGGCGGTTGAGCGTGACAGAGTTTGCTTTTGATCCTGCGCCTTGTGTAATAGACCCTCCTGCTCCAGTATTGTATCCGATCTTAGAGGAGTTTCCATTAGCTAGGATCGTGCTATTGCTAGCGATAGTGCTATTAACAACCAATGCTCCAGTCATTGTGTCTCCAGCTTTGGCTACCTTGAGCGAATCAGCAGCATCTACATATTGCTTGGTAGCCGCGCCGAGAGCGGTAGTCGGATCGCCAGAAAGAATTAGCGGCCCAGTCATCGTGTCACCCGTCTTGTTGACGAATGTGATAGCATACGGTTCCCACTCGATCCTGCTATCTGTATTGTCCCAGATGAGCCAAGACTTAGTGGTTGGGCTGGTCAATGCCTTTTGGCAGAATGCTTCATCTTCTACAAGAAGTCGCTTGGCGGTATCCGTAGCAGGATTCGGATCACAAAAGATCGGAAGCTCGTCGTTGGCTGGTGTGCAGGGTGTGCAGTTGCTCATAACGATTAGCAATCTACTGCGCCTGCGAACTCTGGCAGAGTTTTGAGATGTAGATAGGCTTGTTTGATTGGGTTTTCGCTATTGAGGTCGTAAGCACATCCATAAAAATTTTCTTCAAAAGCAGGAAGACTTTTATCTTTATATGAATTTACTTTGAAAGTAATATTGTTTTTTCCACTCAAAGACAATTGATCTACGCGAATGTATGCGTTTTTTACTTCAATTCCGGATTGTGTTGTTTTTGTTAGTTGTAATGCCATAATATTATTTAGTTTGAAATATCTGATGTTGTTCTTGAAACTTCATACCATCCATTCAAATTACCTCCAGAACTATATCCGAATGTAATTGATCTATTGAAACCATTTGCTGGATTTGTCCACGCAGACAATTTGAATATAGGATTCCATGTTATAGCTCCCATTGCTCCACCAGACTGGTTTACTATTGTAATAGTTATTTGTTGCCCATCTGCTGGATTTACTGGAGCAGAAATTGTAAATGCAGTTGAATTTGTTACTCCTATTGTAAACCAATTTGCAGCAGCAGCATCTATTGCAACAGTAGTTCCGTATGTTTGATCTATTTTATTTTGAACAAATGAATTACTTATTGTTACTCTTCGATTGCTATTTGTTACAATTAAAGCATCACCTTGTCCTTCTACAAAAAACGATACATTTCCAGCTACATTTCTGATTCCAGCATCTTGGCTTGTTCCAGCAGATGTTCTTAACATTACATAGGATGTATTTCCTAATGATTCAAAAACTCCTTGGTAATATCCAGCAGATATTGCTTTGAAAAGATAGTTTGCTCCGGGAGCATTTGTTGATACTCCAAATCCACAATTCCCTGTTGCCCTCTCTACAATTAAAACATTGTAATTTCCAATCGTATCGTCAGGAGTTGCAAATTTTTCAATGATGAAATTAGACATTTCTTCATTTGTTAGAGTGGAACCAGAATTTGATCCTTGCCCTACCCTCCAAGTTGCTCGTCCAGCTACTGCTGTAAACAATGATGCCCTACGATTATCTGATGGCGAACGAACTGAAGAATAATCAGCATCTGTGCTAATCATAAAACATGGATGCCAGTCTGCTCGTATCCAATGCACATTTCCATCGTGCATTCCGGGAGTAGTTGTTTGTGGAGTATAGAAAAATTCCCTTAATTGAGTTCCATCATATGTTATCGGATATGTTCCGTAAGTATCTCCAATACTATAATCAAAAACAATTATTGATTTTGTTCCACTAAATAAAGGCCAAGTTGATTTATCGTAAGTATCATATCCATAATTTAAATCCATTGGAACAAATATAGTTCCCCCATTATTTGATGCTAAATATGAAATAGCATTTTGTAATGCAGTTTTATTTTGTGCTTTTGTATTAGATGAACTTGCGCCAAAGTCTTTCACATTCACCACATCAGCCATGCGTGTAGCAAGATTGCGTGGTGTAGTCGATCCAGTAGAAAGGAATGGAGTGAACTCATTGAACCCAGTAGCAGTCACCCATGCCAGTCCATTCCAAGCATAAAGTTCGTTGGCTCCAGTATTCCAATACAACGCTCCAACTTGAAGTGGATTCCCTTGGTTGTCCTGCGTTGGTGCTACTGCGAAAGCTCCGAGGTAAAGTGCGTTAAACTCAAGCCAGAGGTCTTCGGCCTTGTTAGCCTGCGTCTGGGCGTATTGGGCATACTGAGCTGCCCTTGTGAGGGATTGATTGAAAGATGAACCGCAGGGGTCGTGGTTACAATTATTGTTGCAGCAGGACATAATTTTATCGTTAACGATAGTTAGGGTTTAAGTCAAATGTTTTTATTGAGTATATTGGCTGTGCATGGCATCGCGGCCAATAACCGCGCCAAGGTTGATCCACCCATGCTGGGCAAAAACCTCGATCACCTGTAGCGGCATCCGCGATCTTGTAGGCCAGACTGTGTGCAGGCCATTGTGATTAGCGTCTAGGTCGATTGCCGCTGCCCATGCGTGTTTGCTTGGCTCTGAGCCTCCGCGCTGGGGGCGATTCACATAGCTTCCGAAGAACTTGTCGATACCTGCCGCGCTCCTTGAGTCTGGTGTCGGATAAATGTCTAGCAAGTCCTCAAAGATTTCCATGAGGCTTTCGGCGCACTTGGCGTGGATGGGAATCCCGCTGATCGTCTCTGGCCCGTCATACAGATACATTTTGTATGGAGGCTTGATTCGGACGATAGGAACTTTCCCCGGCTCGCCGAAGAATTCCGTGCAGGCTTTCGTGCTAGGCTTTGGTGAGATAGGAGGATTGGGAGACATGACAGCAAGGTGCTTCTTTAGAGCAGCCATACTCTTTGGCCCCCACCACCCGTCTGGCGTAACGCCAATACGGGCTTGCATACTCTCTATCTCGGCTCTAGTCATTTGCCTTTACGGAGGACATTGATGACGCCGACCAATCCCAAGCCAGCGGCGAGGATTTGGTTCTGCAACTCTGGGTCAAGTTTTACTCCAAGAGCAGTCGCTACTAGGATGATTCCGCGCCATGTCGAATTCTCTGACAGGCGTTCCAATAGGATGTTTACGATTTTCATTTGTCTTTTATTGTTTTTGAGAAGTGCTGCCATGCATACACTACATTAGCATCAGCTTCTCGGTCTGGGTTCTGGTATGGAACATA